GAAAAGGGATTATCTAAAAATGGTAGAGTTGAATTTGCTCTTCAAAAAGCAAATGAATCCGTAAATGAAGAAACTATCAACGAAGCACCAGAACAACAAATGGCTAGTCAGTTAAATAAAGTTAGTGATACTATACTTAAAATAACTAACAAATTTAAAGGTAAAGCTGATGTTGATGGTATGACTAGGAGTTGGATGTTAGGACTTCATGCTAAATTAAAAAAAGCTGGAATTAAAACATGATTAAGTTAAAAGATTTTTTAAATGAAGGGATACCTAACTATTTTAGAGGATACTTTGATAATGTAAATAACAATCTTGATAGGTTAGAAAAGAATGTTAAACAACTTATAAAAGATTTAGGAAAAGATGGATTGAAAAAAGAATCTTTAGAAATTGCTTCTCTTTACAAAAAACATATTATAGAGTTTAAGGTAAAACTTAAAGACTTTGAGAGGAAGAACCGTGATTAAATTAAAAGATTTATTAAAGGAAGATAGTCATAAAGAAGGTAAGATGGCTAAACACGATGCTATGGAGTGTGCTAGTGACTCAAAAGATGTTTCTGAAATGATTACAGATGATATGAATTTACCTGAATGGTTAGAAGCAAAAATAACAAAATCTGCTGATTATATGAATTCAGTAAAAGACTATTTAACTCATCATATGAAAGATGATGGGGAAAGTAAATAACATAATATTTATAGATATGAAAGACGAAATTAAATTTAACGGAAAGAAATACAAGAGGGTTGATGAAAGTGTCAACAAACGAGTAACCGTAAGGGAAGTTCGTTCTTGGTTAAAAAAGTTAGAAGAGTTCCGTTATAGGAAAATACCAGGTGTTGATGCTAGAAGAGTTGCTTCATTTATCAACAATGGTTTAAGTGAAACAGATTTACCGATGTCTCTACAGAAAAAGTGGAGTCAAGCCAAATACGGTAGAGAAAAACATTTGGCAGACAAATACATTAAAGAAAAAATTACAAACAAGTTAGCTCAGAATGAGGGAGTTGAAATGAAAAATATTAAATTAATGGGTTTAATCGAAGACATAGGAATTATGGCTGATGAGAAACCAAGAGTAAATAAGTATGAAGTGATAGAAGCAGTTAGGTCTTACCAAACAGTTGGTAAACAAATTTATCATAACAATAATATTTTAGAAACTGCTAAACAACTTGTTCAAATGGCTGAATCTGCTCAAAATCACATTCTTGGTGAAAGTGACGATTGGTTTGATAATGTTAGTGTAAAGAGAAATATGAAAGAACTTAAAGGTTTGACAGGTCAGTTTAAAAAGACTGCTGTTGAGGCAAATGCCACTAATCAACGACTTTCTGCTCTTTACGAAGACATGGGAAATATTTTAAATCGTTACTATGATATTGACGAGGGTTTAGATCCAGTCGGTAAAGAAGATGATGATGTTGACAACGATGGTGATACTGATGATAGTGATAGATATCTAAAGAAAAGAAGAGATGCTATTACTAAAGCTGTCAAGAATGGAGATAAGTAATACATTTATTTATGTCTCTTTGACATTATGGCAAATCGGTTTTATTATAGGAATACTATTAAGGTTATTTTACAGAGATGATAAAAAGAAAAAGACGAAAGAGGTTTTTACGAATAGGACAACACCAAAAGCTGTTGAAGTCGAGTTACCAAAGCAGAAAAAAGTTGGACACATCGAAATTGAAACAAAAAAAAATATAATGCTACAAAAACCAGAAAAATCATCTATCAAATCAGATGAGGTGATAAAAGGTAAAGTAGTAACTCAGAAAGAAAAACTTAAACAACTTAGAAGAGGTTAGATATGGCAAAAGGTTTAGATTGTGGTACATCATTCTATATTGCTGCTACAGAAGAGCTAGTTAAAAAACAAAGAAATGCATTCTTAACTGTCGATGGGGAGGTGAACCAAGTCAAGAGAATGTTAAAACGACAAGGAATTCCTTTCGTAGAGAAAGCAGGTAAAGTTCATATAGTTGGACAACACGCTTTCAACTATGCTCAAATATTCTCAACAGCCGAACTTAAAAGACCGATGAAAAGTGGTCTTTTAAATCCTACAGAGAAAGATGCCTTACCAGTTCTAAACGCCATAATCGGAGAGTTGTTGGGTGACGCTGTGGATGGAGAAACATGTGTTTATTGTATTCCATCTAAACCTATTGATGTTCAGAGGGAAGTGTCATATCACGAAGATGTATTGAGAACGATAATAGAACAATACGGATATAACGTAAAAAAGATAGAAGAGGCAGTTGCAATTGGTTATGAGGGTTTAGTTGATACTCAACTAACAGGAGTAGCCATCTCGATGGGTGCTGGTATGTGTAACATAGCAGTTATGTATCAAGGGATGACTGCCCTATCTTTTAGTGTAAGTCGTGGTGGAGATTGGGTAGATGAAAATGTAGCTATGGATACAGGAGTATCAAAGGCTAAAGTAACTAACATTAAAGAAACATCAACTACACTTGATTTATCTTCTGCTACTTATCAAAATATTTATGAAGAAGAAACGGATGAGGCTAATGTTCTTATTGCTATCCGTTCTTATTATGGTGCCCTAATTAATTATCTTTTAACTAACTTAAAGGTTCAGTTTGAGGGTGTTGAAAATGTCCCTAACTTTCCTAATGCAGTTCCTATCGTTATCGGTGGTGGAACTTCATTGGTAAAAGGATTCTTGGATGTGTTTAATGAACAGTTTGACCAAGATGATTTTCCAATACCTATTTCAGAAATCATTCATATAGAAGATGCTCATACAGCAGTTGCTAGAGGATGTTTATCTGAAGCTCAACTAATAGAAGAAGATGATGAAGAATAACAGCAAAGGTTCTAACATGTTTAAAAAACAAAAGAAATCAAAAAATAAAGGTTCTACATTACTTTATGTAGATGCAACAGGTAAAAGTATCGAGAGAGCTCTTTCAGAATTTAAAAAAAGAGTCAAAAACTCTAATATGTTAAAAGAACTTAGAGAAAGAGAATTTTATCAAAAACCATCTGCTGCTAGACGAGAGAAAAGAAAACAAAGAATGATAAAGATAAAATCTCTCAAGTTAAACGACTAGTTTTTATATTTTTCTATATACTTATATGTAACCTCAATACTCTGTGTATGTACAGAGTCTAATAAAACTAATCCAAATTAAAGTTTCAGAATAACTTTATTCCAATACAAATAGTATAGGAGACATTATTATGTCTGATTTATTAAAAGAAGCTATCGCTGACGCTAAAGCTGTTCGTGAAACTGCACTTGCTAACGCTAAAATGGCTCTTGAAGAAGCATTCACTCCACATCTAAAATCTATGCTTTCTGCTAAACTTGCTGAAGACGAAATCGAAGAAGACGATGACGTATTCGAAGGTGAGCACGAAGACGAAGAAGATGAAGATATGCCTGAAGAAGGTATGCACGACTCTCCAAGAAGAGAAGATGACGATGATGAAGAAGATCCTGAAGAAGGTATGCACGACTCTCCAAGGAGAGAAGATGACGATGACGAAGAAGAAGTTGATGAGTCTGAAATCGTTGAAATCGATGGTGTGAAGTATGCTCCAATTGTTTCTGAAGAAGAACACGAAGACGAAGACGAAGACGAAGAAGATGATATAGACGAGTCTGAAGAACTTGACTTAGAAGCAGTAATCAAAGAGCTTGAAGAAGAGTTAGAAGAAGCTGGTGATCCTGGTGATGAAGAAGAATCTGTTAACGAGGAAGAAATAACTGAAGGTCCTGATGACGAAGAAGAGAAAGTTGATGAAGAAATTGACTTGAACGAAGAAGACGAAGAAGACCTTGAGGAACAATCTACCTCATCTGGTATCGGTAAAGGTACTGGTGTAAAACAGGCATCTGCTTCAGACGAAGAAGATCCTGGTAAAGGCAAGGTTCATGAATCTGTCGAAGCTATTCAGAGTGAGCTTAATGAATATAAGGAAGCTGTTGTCTTTTTGAAAGACAAGCTTCATGAAGTTAACATCCTTAATGCTAAACTTCTTTACACTAACAAACTATTCAAAGAATATGCTTTGAGTAATGACCAAAAACTTAAGATTGTTGAAACCTTTGATAGGGCTCAAACAACTCGTGAGATTAAATTGGTTTATTCTACTCTTGCAGAATCTTTTACTGGTGAGAAGAATGTAAAGAAAGATGTTGTTAAGGAATTTGCTAGTAAGAAAACTGGTGGTACAGCGCCAAGTAAGAAGATTATCTCGGAAGAGAATCAAGTCGCTGACCGTTTCAGAAAACTTGCTGGTATACTATAATCTAAAACCGCTTAATTCGGAGAATTAAAATGAGCGAATATATAAACGAATCTCTTCTTGATGCTACCCCTATAAGGAAGCAAAAAGACGAGAGTGCAAAACTCGTTGCTAAGTGGGACAAATCTGGACTTTTAGAAGGAATGGATAATGATTGGTCGAAATCTGGTATGGCTGTATTGCTAGAAAACCAGGCTCGTCAGTTAATTTCTGAGAACTCTAAAACTTCTCCTAACGCCGGTGCTGGTGTTGGTGACGAAGAATGGTCTGGTGTTGCTCTTCCACTTGTAATC